ACTCCTCTTTAGTACACTCTTCGTATGGTGCTTGTCTATATGTTCCACCATCATGTGGTAAGAAAGAAATGCCTGATATGTCGTCAAAGTTTTTCCACACCCAAGCACCAACTTCTAACCACTCTTCTTCTTTGACTGATATAGTAACGCTTGGTTTATGTTCACACCAATGCTGTTGATACATCAACCAAAGCTCAAGATGTTGTATTGCTGTAAGGTCTTCTCTAACTCTAGCACCATCTGGAGCTTTTATAGGGAAAGAGAACACTACTGTCGAATCTGGTTTCATAACACAGTCTTCCGTTGGAACCCCTGACTCTTTTAAGAACGCTGTAAGAGGGTCTTTTTTGTCTCCACGAACCCTACGTATGTAATAAGGGCTGTGCCTAGTATGAATACCAGAGGCAGAGTTAGCAAGCTGAGAGACAGTACCACTAGGTTTGACGCAAGTAATAGCAGCAGACTGAGGAACTCCCATAACAGTTGAAAGCTCTTTGTTAACTTTGATTGAATGATCTCTAAGTTGCTCAAGTTTGTTTCTTGTGTCATCGCAAACCTCCCCCATCCATTTGTTGTCAAGGATACCCGTAAAGCTAACACCTAGCAACCGTTCTTCTTCTGTATTTTTCTTCCATATTTTGCGTAAATAAGGGAAATTTGTGAGAGTTGATTGCCATGTGCCTAGAATAGTAGCTATCTCTACTTTTTCTTTAAGTGTCTCTAATGTATCATTCTCACGTACCACAACCTCTGACAGGTTGCAAAAACCGTATGGTCTAAGCAAAATTTCTGAACAGGGATTTGTTCCCCACTCATAATTTGCATCTCTTCTTCCGTTTTTAGCTACTTGGCGTTTAGCGGCATCTCTTGAGAACATTCCACGCTCACCCGATTTGCTTTCGTAAAGACTAGTCCACTCTTTTAAGAACTGACTCACATCAGGCTTTTGTTCATACACAGCAGAGTTATTAGCCAAAGCTCTATGTCCGTTACCATTCCACCACGCCCCAGACTTACAAGCTCTCATCTTATCGTCTTCAAGTTCAGATAAAGAAATCATTGCTGATCTACGAACACCGCCTACTACGACTACTTGGCCTATCATACACATGATGTCGTGACAATCTATAGATGACAGCTTCTTGCCTAGGCTTTGCTTAAACTTATATATAGTAAATTCAAACAACTGTTTTAATGGCTCTGGTCCAGATGCTCTACCGCCAAAAGTTTTTAATGGTGCGCCAGCAGGACGTATTTTTTTAAGGTCGTATTTTGGTACTTCTCCTGACCATAATAATGCAAGCAATTGTCTATAACCTTTAGCCCACCCTTCCTTAGAATCAGATACCACAATAGTAGTCTCCGACTCAAACAACTTCTCAGGGACTTCTGGTAACTTAGAAATGTATTTTTGCTCTACGGAAAAACCTACTCCCGTGCCACAAAGTAAAATATACATCGCCTCATCGAACGACTTCGGATCGTCAATCGGGAGGTAAGAACAATTGTACCCGGCTACATTGTCACGGGCTAACGCTTTGCCACTTGTCATAATTGCTCTCATGCTAGGAACAACTTCTAAGCTTTCTATCGCCCTTTGTACCTTGTTTTTTGTAACAGGGTCAACTATGTGACCTACGTTAGACTCAAGATGGCCTACCATAAAATCCATATACCTTTGTACTGTTTCTTTCCAAGTCTCCCTTTTGTTTGCACTTTCAATGTACCTTGCGTATCTGCTTTTTGCTATAAATTGACTGTAACTGTCCATTCTTTTTCCTTATGTAAATTAATCTATACTTCCACCAAAAATATGGGTACCTATGTGGTTAAATTTTAACTTAGTATTCGCAAAAACTTTACCACCATGCTTTCTCCACAAAGCACAGAAATGATAATCCTCAGATAATAGACAACCTGTCTCATCAATGCTTGTGTCAAAGAATTGTTTTACAAGGGGTCTAACAAACTCTCCCTTTCCGTTTTGTTTTGTCGATGCTCTGTACTCAGGAACATGTGGTGCTAACTTCTCAAATACTTCTCTTTTAATAAGCATAAATCCTGTGCCACCATGTCGCACCTCCACCATGCCGTCAGCATCTGGCTCTATTTTCTTCACGTCATGCGGTAGGTTTAAGACAAACGAAGATGAATAATTAGGTAAATCAGTTTTACCTTTGCTCGCAGCTAACGAAACTTTATCCCAATCTAGTTCTTTCTTTGGGTAGATACCACAAGCTACATCTTTATCTGCTTTATACAAAGTAGCAATAGCTTGATCGTTAAAATACATATCAGCATCTATAAACATTATGTGTGAACATTGTGTTTCGTTTAAAAATAATCTAACTAACTCATTTCTTGCACGAGGTATCAAAGACTCATTCATTAGGCTTGCTAACAAAGTCTCTACCTGTAAACCCTTGAGTGTGTTAATAGAGTTCATCAACGCAATAGTGTAGTGTCCTGTACACATACCACCATACATTGGCGTAGCTACTAGAATAGATTGAGCTATTGATAAAGGAGATATGTTTAGCCCTGCTCGTTCCTTTTGTGATATACCAAAACCATCTCCCAAATCTAAAGCAACCTGTTCAGCGGCAGCAGTTAGTTTCTCATCAGCATCTTTAAGTTCTGCTTTGTCATATGGGGTTAACATATCTTTAAACTTCCCTGCGATTTTGTCGTTCATCTACTTTGTCCCTTTCTTTGTTGTGACAATTTTTACATAGCCAACCACTTTTATTACGTCCACCATAGTAACCAACTGGTTTAAATTCATTGCAAGTTTTGCAATAGATTCTTGGTTCAGTCATCTTGCTCCATGCCGTACTCTTCTTTTAACTCTTCAATAAACTCTGACCACATAACGATTGGGGTTTGCTCTCCAACATACGCACCCTCTATATTAAATTCAATATATTCAAGAGCCTCGTCTGCTGTCATACCATCTCGTGCAATTAAAATTGCAACAATTTTTTCGCCAGAATATACAAGCCGATCTTCTTGCCGACCTGTGCTATCCCAGATACATGAACGACCGATCAGGGCTTTGTCCAATCCGTCCATTTTAATTAAAGTTGTCACTAGGCACTCCTCTTTAAATAAGATTGAGACGTGCGATTAATACAACTATTACATTGAAAACGTTTTACCCTACCTCTAAGAATAAATTTACCAACCTCTGGTTTCTTATACTGTTGGCAAGACTGACACCATTTTTTTAAATCCATTATCTTGGCTTCCCATCAAGCGTTTCCCAATGCAATCGCTCACATTCATACCGTAGTTGTTCATATGTCATATCATATTCTGCTTTACCTACCGTATAGCCATCATCACGACCTACTTGATATGCAACTTGCCAATGATCTTTTAATTGAATAACGCTCATCTCTGTAAAAAAAAGAATTATTAATGCTCCAAAAACAAAAGATAATATATGTGTCACTTTCCTTCCTCTCTTTCTATTAACTTGTTTAAATACCACTGTGCTTTTTTCAAGTCTTCTAACCTATCGCCTTTACTACCTGCCCTGCTTATATATTTAATTACATTTCCTCTCAGGTACGCTCTAAATCCGTACCCTGTAAGTTTTGCTTCTATGAAATCTATGGTTTCTATACCGCCTTCTGTGTAATGCTTAGGGCTGTTTACCATATCAACCATAGACCCCTCTTCCGTTATGTTCACAATCAACAACGGGGCAGTAATTTTTGCATGTAAAATTAGGGCTTGGGTTCCACACTTCGGTCTCAAAAGCCTTTTCTAACCTTTTAGTTTCTGGATCAAACTTACCCCACAACTCTGGTATTTGTGATCGTACGTAGTTTGTCTTTATTAAGTCTCCTGAAACCACAAATATTAAACCTGCTTTTATATAATTTATTTTAGGGAAATGTTTAAACGTAGCTATTGATAATATTTCTAATTGCTTAGTGTCTGCGTACCTAGCACTTTTCCCGGTCTTATAATCTACAACATAAGCGTTGTCGTCGTCAATAATTATTAAATCTGCAATGCCTCTCCACCAATATTCTTTATCCTTAAACCCACAAGGTTCTAATTCTTTAGTAAGTCCCATTTCATGCTCACAAAGTTTATCCCCCTCCATATTTTTAAATATATCTAAGTAAGGAGTTAAAAAACTAAACCTTGCGGGTATTGCAGTGTCGTCACGTATGTAATC